ATCATCTATGACTGTATCTTTAAAACTACTAAAGCTCATGCTCTGTCACCTCTCCTACAACAATTTCGAAATGGTGAATACTTCCATCAGGATTTGGCGGGAAAGATACGCTCTGTACCTCACCTTTAATTAAACAATAGTTAGGAATTACAAAAGATACATTGTCTCCTTCGTTCACAATAAAATCTAATTTGTTACAAAATAAGTTAATAATATATCTTATGTTTAATCCTTCTTGTGTTTTATTTACGAGCTTTTCAAACTCATAGCGAAACATTGATTTATTAATTGTATCTGGTAAAAGATTTCCAAAGTCATCGCGCCCGCTATTACTAATTATTGTAACTTCTGTATTCAGAATAGTTTCTGGAATAGGTGGTAATTGAAAACTCATTAACAACCACCTACTCCTGCGTAAAGCCAGCCACTAGATAAAAGCAAATCCATCACTTTGTCCGGAACGTCAGGTATAAAGTTGTTCGAATTTTGTGATTGACCACCCATAGTTAATTTACCTAGTGTAAAGTTACCAATGCCAATAAATTCACCGTATTTCTTGATATGTTCACACTGCCATGCAACAGCTTGCTTAATATCATCATCTACATTGTCGAGGTCTACGATATTAGGCATAATTTGCTTGTCAATTGCTACAGAAGCGGCTTTTATTAAATTATCCGCTTCTGTTGGTTCGATACTTAAGTTTGTTAGACTAGCTAACTCACTTGCTGTAATATACGTTTTCATTTACTCACCCTCTTTATTTTTGGGCTCCTTTTTACTCTTGGATGGTTCTTTTTCTGGTTCTTTATACTCGAACTCTTCAAAACCATCAATTTTCAATTGATTGATTAATACAACATCGTCTGTATTGTAAACGACATTTTCTTTTTTTAATTGCATTTCCCCAACCTCCTTAGACTTCTGTAGAAGCGATTACGCCATCTTTTTGTTGGTCCAACACAAAAATGTCGTGGTATACACGATATTGATACAACCAGCCATCACCTTGTCCTACAGAGCCAGGTGCGTGCAAATAGATAGAAGCATGTTTTGTGCCGCCGACAACAGAACCTTTATTTACAAGCAAGAAATTCAGTTTCTTAGCACCTGCAGCTGGTTTGTAACCATCTGTAAAATCAAAAGTATCATAGAAACGATCTTCCGCTTCTACCTCAACAATACGTGTACCATCAATAGCCGTAATACGCGTTTCGATGGATGAAGGACCAATGTTTTGCACATTAATAGCTCGAACAAAATCATCACTAAGTTCTAATGCTGCCATCACATCTGGCGAAACATACATAACAAGATTCTGAGTTCCGTATTTCTTCACTTTTCGAATTGCCGCTTTTAATTTTGTGAACACATTATCTTTA